CAAGATCGCCTGGCTGAAAAGTTCAGCGAAACAATGGGAGATATTGAAGGCGCCATTGACGACTTTATCACAGATGGCAAGGACCCTAAGGTGTTCCACTTGCTGTCAGTGGCAAATATTGCAGTTCAATACTCGTCTAAGATTGTTGATTTAATCCAGCCACGCATCAATGAAATGAACGAATTGCTTGAAGGTAAAGATGGTCAGTTGATGGAAGCATACAAGCATCTAGGCAAGCGCGAAGTCAAAGCATACATTAAAATGTATGAAACAATCATTAACGATGCAATGGCTTATAAGACTTCTAAGATTGCCACACGTGCCAAGCCCAAGCGTAAGCCTGTGCCACCAGAGCGCCAAGTTAAAGGTCTCAAGTATCTTAAAGAGTTTCCAGAGCTCGGTCTCAAGAGTATCAACCCAACTGAAATCCTGGGTATGAGCGAGTTGTGGACTTACAATACTAAGACACGCAAGTTGGGACGTTTTGTAGTGTCAATGCATGGTGAAATGTCTATCTCTTTGCTAGGTGTAAAAGGTTCTGCTATCATTGGCTTTGACGAACTTAAGAGTACCTGCAAAACACTACGCAAGCCTGCAGAAAAGCTAGCTGAGTTTAAAACGCAAGGCAAGCCAGGACTTCGTAAGTTTATGGACACTATTAAAAGCGTAGAGACCAAGCTAAAAGGACGAATTAGTCCAGAAACGATCCTGCTTCGTGCAATTAAGTAAGGACTAGCAATGCAGTCTTCGGTAAATAATACTGGAGACTGCACATGCAAAACAACACAACACAACGTTCTAAAGCCGCAAAAAACATTGAGCTAATGCTCGGTGGCGGACTGGTAGATGTCGAATTAGACAAAGAGCACTACGACCTAGCTATTGATAAAGCTGTTGGCAAATATCGCCAACGCTCTAGTAGAGCAGTAGAAGAAAGCTTCATGCTACTAAACTTAACAGCAGGTAATAGCACATACACTCTCCCAGACGAAGTTATTGACGTTAAAGTTGTTTATCGTGCAAGTGCAGGCGGAGTAGGTACAACAGGTACCAGTTTTGAGCCATTTGAAGCCGCTTACTTAAACATGTACATGCTTAACGCCGCACGTGGTCAAGGACTACTATCGTTTGAATTGTACATGGGACAACGTGAGTTGTTGGGACGTATGTTTGGCGCACACGTTACATTTACCTGGAGTCAAACAAGCAAGCAGATCAATCTACACCGCAACATCAAAGGTGAAGAATCAGTACTGCTACACACTTACAATTATCGTCCAGACGAAGCATTGTTAGCTGACACAGGCTCGGGTCCTTGGATTAGAGATTATGCTACTGCTCAAGCAAAGATGATGCTTGGCCAAGCTCGTAGTAAATTTGCACAGCTAGCTGGTCCTCAAGGTGGTGTTACATTAAACGGTAACGACTTGATCACCCAAGCTCAAGCCGAACTAGAAAAGCTAGAAGAAGATCTAAAAACATTTGCCGACGGTGGCACACCACTAGGATTTATTTTTGGATAATGTCAAAATACTCTACACTACTTTATAAGATATACCATTGGATTGCAATGCTTCCAGGAAAAATCTCTTGGAGCAAGAAAACATATATTACGGTAACTGATCGAGATGAGCTTGCTCGCCTTTTAGCCAATGGATATTATATTATCCTAACCGGAGACAAACACCATCTAAGTAGTATTGTAGTTTCATTCCTGTCATGGGTTAAAACAGGAGTATGGGCCAATTATAGTCATGCGCTAATGAACTGTGACAACATCACAGATCCAGCAGATACCGCTAGTTTTAAGTTTGTTGAAGCCACTGGAGTAGGTGTACACTATTCTACATTTGATCAAGTATTTGAATGCGATACAGTATGTTTGCTAACACCAAACAACATTGACAACGCAGAATGGACCAAGATCATTGATGCCTTGTTAAAGCAACAAGGCAAACCATATGATGACTTGTTTGACTTGTCTGATGACACACATGTTAGTTGTGTTGAGTTGGTACTAAACGCATTGAGAGCAGTGAATTATGCAGAGGAGTTTGCCGACCTGTATAGGTTGATCGAAAAAGAAAAAAACTTGGTGCCACAAATGTTTAGAACCTGTTCTGACTTTATGGTAAAATACGAAAAGTAAAACTCTTGATTTTATTGTGCAGTTATGTTAGTATAAAGCATGACTAAACAAATTATTGGTATCTGCGGCTTCATTGGTTCCGGCAAAGACACTGCCGCAGACTACCTGGTTAACTTTCACGAGTTCCGTAGAGACTCATTTGCCGCTACCCTTAAAGATGCAGTTGCAGCCGTATTTGGTTGGGATCGCGAATTACTTGAAGGACGTACTAAGCAAGCTCGCGAATGGCGCGAACAAATTGATCCATGGTGGGCAGAACGACTAAACATGCCCGAACTAACTCCGCGGTTAGTCTTACAACTTTGGGGCACAGAAGTTTGTCGTCGTTCCTTCCATGATGATATTTGGATTGCCTCTCTGGAATCACGATTACGAAATAGTAAAGACAATATTGTTATCAGCGATTGCCGATTCCCCAATGAAATCAAAGCAATTAAAAATGCAGGTGGTATTGTGGTATGTGTTGAGCGTGGTATTCAGCCTCATTGGGTTGATATTGCAGTACAGGCCAACAAAGGTGTTGCATCTGCGGCAAATTGGTTAAGTGATGAGAAAATTCATGCAAGCGAAACCGCCTGGGTTGGAACTAATTTTGACTATATACTAGATAACAATGGTACTGTGGATGATCTATACAAACGTATAGCAACGATTGTCCGGTAAATTGTAAAATAGCATTTTTCGGTAAATAGGGCCAAATTTAGCACTTTGCGCTAAATATCTTCGTAAAGGGTATGATCCCTTAGATTACGGAGAAATATAAAATGGCTCAATTAAGTTCCCCAGGTGTAAGCGTTTCGATTATCGACGAAAGTGCTTACGCATCTGCCGGCGCTGGTACAGTTCCAGTTATTGTTCTAGCAACACGTTCTAATAAGACGTCACCAGATGGTTCAGTTGCACAATACACTACTGCACCTTTTGCTAAGAAACCACTTATTGTTACAAGCCAACGCGAGTTGGTACAATTATACGGTGAACCAAAGTTCACTATCGTTGATGGTACACCAGTACACGGTCACGAATTAAACGAATACGGCTTGCTTGCCGCTTATTACTACCTAGGTATTGCTAACCGTGCTGTTTTAGTACGTGCTGACCTTAACATGGAAGAATTAGAGCCACAAGCAGAAGCTCCAACTGGCCCAGCAACAAACGGTCAATACTGGTTAGATACAAGTGCAAGCACATGGGGCTTGTTCGAAGGCAACGGTACTGCATGGGTAGCTAAGTCAGTGTTAGTATCCGACGGTGTTCCTGGTGCAGGCGAAGGCGTTGAAGGCGATTACGCATTAGATGCAAGTGCTACAGTAAAGACTTTCTATAAGAAAGTTGGCACCGGCGACGGCAGCGAATGGGTTGCAGTTACTTCTGGCAATTTAAGCACATCAGTAACAGTTGGGCCACACTACCAAGTTCCAACTCCAACAGTTGGTGCAGTATGGTTTAAGACAACAAGTCCAAATTCTGGATTGTCTTTAAAAGTTAAAAAGTACAATGCATCTACTGAAAGCTGGACAGCACAAACAATCGGTGCTGGCAATGTTGACCAATTAGTTGGTTATGTTGATAACGCTACAGCTACAACAGAATTTGGTACAAAGTTAGTAACAAACAGCATTTATCTTCAATTTGCAACAGTTAACGAAGCTAAATTTGAAATCAAGCGTTTCAACGGCTCTGCCTGGGCAACTCCAGCAGTAAGCGCATCTGCTACAGCCCCAACAGGCGCATTACCAAACGGCAAGTTATGGTATGATGCAGGCACAATGGTTGATGTTTACGTTAAGACAACAGTAAATGACACACCAATTTGGCAGGCAGCTTCTCAAGTTGATGTAAACACTATTGCACCTACTAACCCAAGTTTTGGTGATGTATGGGTTGATACAAACGACATGGCCAACTATCCATTCTTAAAAGTATGGAACGGTAGCGAGTGGGTCGCTAAAGACAATGCAGACCAAACAACACAAGATGGTGTATTGTTTGCAGACTTAACAGCCGAAGCAGGTGACACATCTGGCGCCCAAAATGGTGCTAACCCAATGGATGACCAAGCTCCTAACCCAGCTTACTATCCAGAAGGTATGTTGTTATGGAACAGTGCAGTAAGCTCTGGTAACGTAAAAGCATGGAATGCAACAGAAGGTTTCTGGCAGTCAGAATCTGGTAACGTTGATAGTGGTCCTAAAGCAGGTTCCCCATACATGTTTGACAAGGCACAACGCCGTGTTGTTGTAAAGCGTTTACAAGAAGCACTAACAAGCAGTGATGAGCTACGTGCAGAAACATTAGTGTTCAACATCATTGCAACTCCAGGTTATGTTGAATGTATTGACGAAATGGTTACATTGAACTTGGACCGTAAAGAAACAGCGTTTGTTATTGCTGACACTCCAATGAAGTTAAGCAACAAGATCACTGATGTTGTTAACTGGTCTCTAGGTACAGCAGCCGGCACTAACGGTGCAGATGGCTTGGTAACACGTTCTGGTAGCGCCGCAATTTACTACCCAAGTGGTTTATCAACAGACTTGGACGGTAACGATGTTGCAGTTCCAGCAAGTCACTCAGTTCTACGTGGCATTGCTTACAACGACCAAATTGCTTATCCATGGTTTGCTCCAGCTGGTTTAGTCCGCGGTGCTCTAAGTGGTATCAGTAACTTAGGTACAGTTAATGCTGAAAACGAATTCGTTCCAGTTGCATTGAATCAAGGTTCGCGTGATGCATTGTACGAAAAGAATGTTAACCCATTGGTTAACTTCCCAGGTCAAGGTTTATACATCTGGGGTCAAAAGACATTGTATCCAAGCAACTCTGCACTTGACCGCGTAAACGTAGGTCGCTTGTTGGCTTACTTGCGCGAACGTTTTGAAGTTATTGCTCGTCCGTTCATCTTTGAACCAAACGACCAGCGTACACGTAATCGTATTTTGAGTGTGTTTAACGCATTCTTAGCCGATATGTACTCTAAACGTGCGGTATATGACTTCTTAGTAGTTTGTGATGATACAAACAACACTCCTGCTCGAATTGATAGAAACGAGTTGTACATTGACGTGGCAATTGAGCCAGTTAAGGCAGCTGAATTTATCTATATCCCAGTTCGTGTTGTAAACACTGGCGCGATTGCCAACGGTACACGCTAAATAACACTAACAGGAGACACATAAAATGGCAGTTCAATTAGACAAATTTAACGTACCAGGAGGCAATGAAGGCGCGGTTCTAGTACAACCTAAGCTATCATATCGCTTCCGCGTTAGATTAAATGGATTTGGCTCAGACAGCGACCCTTTGCAAAACTTAGAGCTAACAAGTCAAGTTGTAAGCGTAAGTCGTCCAAGCCTAACACACGATGACGTGATTGTAGATGTTTACAATTCACGTATCAACTTAGCTGGTAAGCACACATGGGACGCAATTACGCTAACCGTGCGTGATGACGTTACTGGTAATGTAGCACGAGCTATTGCATCACAGATGCAAAAGCAAGTTGACCATGCTAACCAAGCCAGTGTTCGCGCTGGCGGCGGCTACAAGTTTGGTATGGCGATTGAAAACTTAGACGGTGGTCAACCAGGTGAAGTTTTAGATGCATGGCAACTAGCAGGTTGCTACATCCAAAACGTAAACTATGGTGAAAACAACTATGCAACAAGTGATCCATTACAGATTACTATTGCTATCAAGTACGATAACGCTAACCACAATATTGGTGGTACTGACGCCCTATCAGGCGGCTTAGGCGATAACGGTATTGATCTAAGTTCAGCTGGTGAGTCACCAGAGTAATAGTCCGCTTTAACTATAAGTGATAAGTAAGTGTAAGCAGAAATGCTGCCCTTACAAGGAGAAAGAAAAGGGTTAGAAATAACCCTTTTCCATTGAATACGATGGCGTTTACAAATTTAGCAACAAAACTTTTACTCAACGACAAACAGATCAATTCTGGTCCGTTAGGTGATGGCTTTCCATACTTAAAATTTGCCTGGGAGGTAGAGTTGTCACTTGGCGAAGGCGGCGAAGCAAAAGGGTTACTGTCAACTGGCCCCCTTGTTGCAAAAACTTGCGAGCTCCCACGTTTCTCAGTTGAAACACAAGTGGTAAACGTTTACAATCATAAAACCATAGTCCAGACTAAAATGAACTATGAACCTATTACTATGACGTTTTATGATCAAACAAATAATGTCGCAGAAAGTTTGATTTGGGATTTTGTCAAAGGTCAATTTGACTCCCCAGACGTTACCAAGAAAAACGACAAACTTTCATTGACAGTAAAAATCACAATGAAAAATTTAAGTGGCGAAGGAGACGATAAAGTATATACATTGACTAATGCTTTTATTGTTGATGCACAACACGATACACTAGATTATTCAACTAGCGACCCGGTTGTTTGGACAATCACACTTCGTTACGAGGATTTAAACATTGACGGTGTTAAAGGTCTTGAGTTCAATGGTCCACGCAAAGGGGACAAAGGCGCCGGCATCAAGGCATTGCCTAAGCCACCATCAAAGCCATCTGTTGTGTCAGTGCCAATTACAAAGCCGCCTAAAGCCGATGCTAATGTTGAAACAGGTCCAAGTAAATGGGTGCAAGCTGGAGGCGAAGAAAACGGACCACTTGGTGCGGCTTGGGGCAATCCAAACTTGACAAAACAATCAGCAAGACATCGAAACAAAACACAAACTGCACCTGCAAGCACTACAGCATTTCCAGCGGCAGAGAAAACTAGATATGTATCAACTGCTGAATACGATAAAGAAATTGCTAGATTCAGCAGAGGTAGTGATCCTACATTGGCACCAAATGCAAGATACATTGAAACACTAAAACGAGAGCGAGCATTGGTAGCTAATAACCAATCTGATGCAGAAACTGCCCGCCTGGCTCGTGCAGGTACAGTAAGTCCGAGCACAGGAGCAACAACTCCAGCAGTAGTCAATAAGACACAAGACTCAGTTCCTAAGACTCCTGAACAAGTGCAAAACAGAAAACCATTGAGCACAGCCAATCAAGAATTTGTCAAGAACGAATCTGCGTATGTTCAAGATGATCGCGGAATGAATCCTGAATACAAAAAAGCATACCTAGCTGGATTAGAAAAATACCCTCCAAGAACAAATAGTTTGCAATCACAAGAAACATCTAGAAAAATGGCAGAAGCAGATGCATTGAGAACAGCGCCAAGATATAGTTCGCAAGTACGCACTCGTAATGCCGACGGTTCAATGACAGATAGATATGTGCCACAAAGTGTTAACAATAATCCATCGACAGCAAGTGCTCAGGCCAACAAAGAACAGCAGTACGTTAAGAAAACTAACAAGCCAACGGACTATTAATTATGGCATACAAAGTAATACCTCAAGTTGATTTTGATCGCGCAGTACAGCAAGTACTAAGTTTAGGACTTGGCCGCACCCCAGCTGAGCAAATTGTAATGGCACTGTGGAAAGCAAGTATTGATCTAGAGTTAAACTTTAAAGCTCTTATTGAACGTGCAGTAAGCAAAGGAACATTAGATGTTGATCAGTCAGTATTAGATCACATTAACAATAGCCTACCAGACACAATTCGTTACACTAAGAAAACAGCAGTAGCAGTTTCTCCAATAGCAAATCGCGAACTATAATGGCAAACAACTATTCCCAGGGATTTTACACTATATTGAATCCCGAGAAGTACGTGGGTAAAGGTACTCCCAAATATCGTAGTGGTTGGGAATTGACTTTTATGCGATTCTGCGACAACCACCCTAGTGTAGTAAGCTGGGCAAGCGAATGCGTTCGTATACCTTACAAAAATCCCTTTACAGGTAAAGACACATACTACGTACCAGACTTCTTAGTAACATACCAAGTCAATGGGGTTAACCGCGCCGAACTAATTGAAATTAAACCCAAAGCACAAGCAGTTATGGAACTTGCTCGTAGTCAGCAAGAAAAGATGGCTGTAGCACTTAATATGTGTAAATGGCAAGCCGCACAAATCTGGTGCAAGCGCATGGGTGCAACATTCCGTATCCTAACGGAAGAAGATATCTACAATAACACAAATCCAACACGCAAACGCCGTAAGTAAGTCATAAGTAGTTACATGACTAAGAAATTAGAAGAAGTATTTGGTTTCCCACCTATTGAGGAAGCAACTGCTTCAGACCACACACAACCAGAAGTTTCTGAAGAAATTCAGCAACAGCTTGATGTAGCTACTGCTACCATTGACATGGCTAACCGTGTTGATATTGCATTACCCACTGTAACAGACATGGCAAGTGCAGAGCGTGAGCTTGACAAGCTAGCAAACACCGCGCAAGAACAAAGCGAGCGTTTGATGGATTTGGGATTTAACGTAGATGATAGAAATGCAGGCAAGATTTTTGAAGTTGCTGCCCAACTGTTAAAAACAGCAGTTGATGCAAAAACAGCCAAAATAGATAAAAAGCTAAAAATGGTTGAATTGCAGTTGCGTAAAGCACGTATGGATCGAGATGAAAAGAACTCTGATTCTGGTAACGTACTAGACGCAACAGAGGGCGGATTGATGGGAAATCGCAATGATATCGTGCAAGCAATCCTAAAGAGCGTTGGTCATAATAAATAGTCTTATGAGAGGATTTAATTATGCCCACACTATTAGAGTATATTAATCAGTTACAGCGCGAACACCGCTACCGTGTTAAGATGGCTTTCCAGCCATCAGATCGCCAACTTGAAAGTCTAGAGCGTCATATGAAAAAGTATGATGCACTGGAAGTTGGTCGTCCAGAAAAGCTAATGTTACAAGCAGTACCAATGGACTTTCCGCAACTAGGCGGACATGAAATTGTTATTGTTGATGTAGTAACACGCTTACCAGTTAGCCCTCCAGTATTAGAAGGCGAACTAAAAAGTCTAATGTACGTTACAGACGGATTACTTAAAGTATTCGGTCGCGATGAACCAATTGAACAGCAAATTGAAGAAGAAAAGCCAGAAGGTGAATACAAGACACTAATTGGTAACGACTCTGATGCTGGCAGTACTTGTGCAGCCGTTGGTGACAAGTACAATCAAGATACACTAGATGCAGCCGACAAAGCTGGCAAAGAGCGTAAAGCTAACATTACACAAAACGTTGGTAAAATCACATCGGGTCCCGACTATGAAGGCCCAGCCGATGGCAAGACTAGCCCAATCGGTACAAAACAAAATAACATTGCTGTTCCAGGCAAGGGAGAAAAATAATGACTAAGAAACAAGTAAATGAAAGCATCCGTATTGCCAAAGAAGGCATCGGTGAGTGCTGGGATGATATGGCTGGTGTAACTGGTCAAACTCCCGAAGGTGAAGGCCCAATGACTGTTACTATTAACATGCCAGGCAAGAACATTAGCGTTACAACAGACAGCGCCGATGAAATTGCAAACATCTTAAAGCTAGCAGGTATTCAAGTTGGCGGCGTGGCTGCTGACGGTCCAGCAGAAGTTCCAGGTGAAATGCCAGGAGCCGAAGAACCAGCAGTTATGTATGTTGGTGCCGAGCCAACAGTTGCAGCCGATCAAGTTCCAGGCGACAACGATGGCGACGGTGACCACGACATGCAAGATCATGACATGGAACACGAAAGCGGCGAATCTGCTGAGGAAGAATCTGCTGAGGAAGAAGAAACTAAAGAAGCAGTTGGCGATACATCATACACTTCTAAGGGTGGTAAAGTTACACAAACAGCAACTGGTTTAACACACCAAGCAGGTTCTGGCACATACGGTGGTACAGAAACTGATGCCGAAGAAGAAGCTCGTAAAAAAGCCGACGACGAAGCTGCCAAAAAAGAAGTTGGTGAGTCAGAAGAGCTAGACGAAGAAACAGCACGTATCCTTCAGTTAGCTGGCGTTACTAACGAAGCACAAAGCGCCGCACAAAAAGCCGCATTTGCAAAAATGATTGCTAAGAAGAATGGCGACAAGCCAGCAGAAGATAAAGCTGACAACAAAGACGACAACAAGAAGCCAGATGCCGATGGCGACGGTGTACCAGACTGGGCAGACAAAGACAAAGAAGTTAAGGAAGAAGCTCCTGCAACTAACTCTGTATTTGGTCAAGGCGTATACGAAGCTAACCGCATTTTAGAATTGTCTGGCTTGGAAGAAAGCAAGTTAATGAACAGCCCAGAAGGCACTTCAATGAACGAGCCAACTGAGTTTGATAGTTTGCCATCTAACACAGGCGACGGTGCAGGTAATAAAGCATACGGTGCAAACCGTGCTAACAACCAAGGTGAAAACCCAATGGGTCTAGAAGAATCTTCCGTTGAGCAGAAGTTCCAAGATGCAATGGGTGAATACCGAAAGTTTGTTGCTGAGTCTATCAGCCGTAAGAAGTAATTAGGAGGCCCTTGTGCCAACTGAAAATACTTTTGTAAAGACGCCTTTCAAAGTAGAGAAGTTCACGGACGAACATGTCCGTGAACTTGCTATCTGTGCTACAGATCCAGTATATTTCATCGATAACTATTGCTGGGTACAGCACCCTACCAAAGGTAAAGTAAAATTTAAACTATTTGATTACCAACGTGAGCTCATTACGTGCTATCACGAAAATCGTTATAGTATTAACATGCTTGGACGTCAGATGGGCAAGACTGCATGTGCGGCAGCTTATCTAGTATGGCGTGCTATGTTTATGGCAGATCAAACAATTCTTATTGCGGCGCATAAATTTGCAGGCGCACAAGAAATTATGCAACGTGTTCGTTACACATACGAAACACTTCCCGAATTTTTAAAAGCTGGTGCTACAAGTTATAACAAAGGTAGCATTGACTTTGACAATGGTAGCCGTATTATCTCAACTACTACAACAGAAACAACTGCTCGTGGTATGTCACTATCATTGATTTATTGTGACGAGTTTGCATTCGTTAAGCCACGTATTGCCAGTGAGTTTTGGACTTCTATCAGTCCTACACTATCAACTGGTGGTAAGTGTATTATTACATCAACTCCCAACCAAGAC